ATCCAAATATGACTCATATTAGAATATATTAATATTTGACCATCAGTTAAACCTGTTAGATAAACATCTCCTAAATTAGCTAATAGATTAGTCTGATTAACCCAGGATGTTCCATTATATGTTAAAGTTTGATTAAGAGTAGGTGAAGATACAGAAACACCTGAAAGAGTTGATAATGAATAAGTAGGATATGTGATTGGTTGATTTGCCCAAGCAGCTCCATTATATGTTAAAACATCTCCTGTATTAGGTGAAGAAATAGCAGCATCACTTAAACCAGATAGAGTTGTAATTGGTGTATAATTCACCCAGGATGTTCCATTCCACTGAATACTTTGGTTATCAGAAGGTGAAGTAATCTGTACATCAGAAAGAGTTTCTAATGAAGTACTAATAGAAACTGTACTATTCTGCCATATACCTAAAGAAGAATTATATTCAAGTACTTGTCCATTAACAGGTGAAGAGATTGTAGTTTCTATTTGACTTTCTGCTGGATTAGTAACAACTAGAATAGCTGATGTACTAAATGTCATTGGTACTCCAGTTAAACTTGCAATTAGAGTACCTCTTGAAAGAGTATTAGAAGAGTATGTAAAAATACATCCTTTTCTAATTTCAAAATTTAATCCATCTCTAACTTGAACAGAAAAAGACTCTCCATCATCAACAGAAGATAATGATAAAAATCCAGGTACTGCAGCAGATATTGTAAATGGATCAGTTGGTGAATTGACTGGATTAAGTAACTGAACCTTGATTAAATCCTTAAGCATTGATTATCCTTTGTTGAAGTTGATGGTATGCAATTGCCTGATTATTTTTTTCAATAACAGAATCTCTGAAAGAATTGACAGCATTTGAAGTAATGCTTGACTCTTTTGCATTTTGAATTAGAAGTAATGGAAGTAAAGAAATTGCACAATCTTCTTTTTGAACAGGTTCACCTGTTTGAGGATTTAATCCTTCAATAGTTTGCAACCATGCACAAGTTATCATTTTACCATCTTTCATTGAATGACATGAATGACCAAGTGGACAACTTTTATTTTCCATTACCTTCTCCTTTAGTTATTCTATTTATTAGTTCTTCTGACAAACTATTGTGTACAAATATCTTGGAGTCCAGTTCTGCTGACTTGAACCAGCATCAGTTGTACCTGAGTGAGTATGATCTACACTTTCTGTACCAAGATTTGCATGACCAATAGCAGAAGTAGTACTTGAGACATTTGCCCAAATAGGATTAGCACCTGCAGTACCAGTTAATGCACCAAAATAAGGTACAGTGTGAGTATGTCCAGCATCAACATGAGTATGTTGAGCACTTTCACTTCCTGTTGTAATATTATGAGTATGTGCAGGTACAACATTATTCAGAATAGGTGAATTAGTTCCACCTGTTGCAGTGAATGTAGTACTTGAATTCAGTACAATCATTCTGTTATTTGCTCTGTCAGAAATATCTCTAGTCCATCCTGCTGGGGCACTTGGTTGATCAAAAATTAATCTAGTACCAGATGGAAATCCTGCACTCTGGGCAAATGCTGTAGTAGCAAGTTGAGTGGTACTAGTACCAGGTGCTGCTGTGGGTGCTGTAGGTATTCCTGTTAATGCAGGTGATATCAGAGGTGCATAGTTCAATTGAATGAATTGAGTATTTGCTAATTTAGTACTTGAATCAGATGAAGATTGAGTAGTACAAGTAGTTTGATAATTCAAAATTACCCAAGATGTTCCATTATACATCAAAGCATTTGATGTACCTGAAAGTAATTCTCCACCAGTTAAAATTCCTGCATTAGTGACTACTTGTTTTGCTCCCAATCCATTAAGATTTAGAGTAACTGAAGTAGTATTGGTAAAAGCAGGAATTAAATTAATCACCATACCTGTTTGAAGAGCTAATGGTCCATCAGTTAAAGTAACTGCCATAACATTAGCAATTGTTGAGGTATCTTGAGCATATCCAATAGTTCTTAATACTGTTGCAAAATTAGGTAAATGATAAGTAAGAGTACCATCATCAGTTGCATCAACTGATAAAATATCTGAAATTAATTGACCAATCAAAGCAGTACCAGTACTACCTTGTCTCCATACTTTATTTGATAAAGCACTAAGAGCAATACCACTTTCTACACCAGTTGCAACAGTTGGGTCAGTTATATAAGTACTTTGAGGTTCAATATTTGCCCCAAGTCCATTTGAATAAATTAAAAAATCATTTACAGCCATTTTATTTTCCTTTGAATTAGTTACTTGCCATTATAACCCATACAAGACCATTACTGATTAATTCAGCAAATTTTCCTGCACCAGTTAATATAGCAGTACCAGCAGTTGTTGAAGTTAATGGATCAATATTTGAACCAGAGGAATTGACAGCAAATGCAGCAATTTGTTTTACTAATATCTTTCTACCAGTATATGTAGCAGCACTTAACATAGTCACTGTACAAGCTGCAGTAGTATTGAATATAATATGACTATCTGTATTCAAAACAGTATAAGTAGTTCCAGTTACTAAAGTTGGTACTGAAGTTGCAATTGGTGTAGTGAATATAGGAGCAGTAGTACTAAGTATAACCCAGTTTGTATTATCAGAAACCAATTCAATACTTTGACCAATTGATAATGAATATGAACTACCAACAGTTGTAACTGAATTTCCTGTAATATTCCCTGCAGCTGATGTAATTGTCTGAATTGCAGTTGAAGCATTAAAGAAAGAAAGAGTTTTACCTGAATATCCAACTGGAGTAGGAATTGTAGTAACAAAGATACTTGCACCAGTTAATTCAACATAACTACCAAGATTACTTGCAATCATTGTATTAACTGAAGAAAGAGATATTGTACTTTGAAAATTCCCTTGAGCAGTTTGAACAAATGAGGTACTTGCAATTTTTGTTGAACTATCAAATTGAGCAGGAGTTGTTACTAAAGAAGAAGCAGGTAAAGTTACTGCAGTACTAAAGACTGGAGCAGCAGTAAAAGTTGCAATTCCTGTAAAGGTGGATGTAGTATCAATTAAAAGAGTTCCAGTGATATGTAAATTCCCATTCAGATAAGAATTTCCTGAATTGATATACAAAGCATAAGGATTTGTAATTGTGACATTCACTCCTGAATTAGGAGCACCTGAAATATAAACAGAAGCTGCTGTAGTATAGATAACTCCAGTATTTATTGCACTGAATGTACTTGCAACAATATTCATTCCTGTAATAATAGTACCTAAAGTACCTGTAGCAGTGGTATTATCTGTATAAGTACTAGATTTAAGAGTAAAAGTAGGAATAGTTGTTAGAACAGTACTTGGTGCACCAGTAGGATTAGTATTTCCTAAAGAAATTCCAGTTGATTTAACTAATACTCCACCAGTTGTAATATAAGGTACAGATAATGTTCCACCTGCATAGATATTATCAAGAGTAGATAATCCACCAGTTAATATAAGTGCACCAGTTGATGTACTTGTTGAAGTAGTAGAATTTGTGATAATAACCTGAGTACTTGTTGTATTTCCTCTACCTGTAACTAATGCTAAGGTATCAGGAGTATTATAATCTTCCATAATCCAATTCACCCCATCAAAAACAACAGGATATTTTCTTGTTGCAATCAATTCCCCACCTGCTAAATAACCAGTAGGAGTTTTAATAGGATAAGGACCTAAACCATTAACAGTTAATGTTGCTGCACCTGTGTTAGAAATTGCTGGATATAGAGTTAATTCTGCTCCTGTAGGTATAGTTACTAATCCTGATAGAAAGTTTACATTCAAAGCATTTACTGTAGTACTAGTGTCTACAGCATATTTACTTGTTAATACAGCTGCATTAAAATTTGCAAGAATTGTTGAAGTTGTTCCATCATTGATAATATTCTGACCAGTTTTATTTCCAATATAAGTACTTAAAACTCCAGTGAAAATACTAGCTTGTCTTGCAAGAGTATTATAAGAAATTACATCTGCAATGCCATTGGTATTTCCAAGTGGAATAGTTGGTAATGTACTAAAAACTGAAGGTGAGTAAATATTAGTACCTGCTACTCCTTCATATGCAAATACTGCTGAAAAATCATTTTGAATTGTCATAATTAAATTCCTTTGTTATTCTGTTCTGTATTTATAAATTTTTTACAATTATTGAAGTGCCATATTATTTAAACAATTCCTTTATACTTTGGATTTCTGGTAGTTTTACCAAACCATGTGGGTTTCATCATTTTATTAAAGATAATGTTATATAACATTGTAAATTCAAACTAAATTCAAACTAAATTCAAACTAATTTCCAAGCCCAACTGCTTTCACCCCATCCACCCAATGCAGATGTCTCCATCATCCCCCAAGAGAATATTTTAGGTGCTGCATAATAATAGTTCAACAGATTTACTCCTGCTGGTCTAAAATCAAAATAATGATTTGTTAAAAGTGCAATATCTATTGGATTCATTATTCCTGAGAAATAAACATTCATGGTCATATTCTGATTATCTTGAATAAAGACTGAATTATTAGGAAATGCAATGCTTAAAGCAGCAACTGCTGAATTTATTGTTCCATCCCAATTATTAAGAGCAATTCTTGCAAGAAGAATTCTTCTATAAGTACTATCATCAAGGATTGAATTAGTACTTCCTGAAAAAGAATTGTCCCAATATCCTTCATCAAACCCTAATCCTGATGTATCAAAAGAAAATGTTGCACCTGTTAAAGGAATAGTTACTATTCTTCCAATTCCAATCCATTCACCTAATTTATCTAATTGATCACCAACTGCAGTCTGTATATTGAATAATTGAGACATGGAATTCATGAGTACAGAATTCTGCCAAAATCCTTCTGTTAACATATTAACTACCTGTAAAAAGATTGGTAATTGATGTTCAGAAGTAATTAAACTTAAGTATGGATTTAATACAGATACCCCATCAAATGATGTATTTGTATTGGTGATAGTACTAACTGTATCCTCAGCAGTAGTATTTGGGTCATTATTATCTTCAGCAATAGCATCTTCTGCTATTGAATAGATAAGAGAAATATTTAATATTTGTTCAGAAGTTAAACTCATAATACAACTACTAAGATATTAGAACCAACAATTTCAGATATTCCATTATAAGGAATGATGATATTTCCAAAAACATCTAATGAAGCAATACCAGAGATAATATTTAAGGTTAAATTCTGAATATTAAATAACTGATCTGCAGAAGCAGCAATACAGTTATTAACAAATACAGTATCTCCAATACCTAAACCTGAGATATAATTCAGAATGTTATTATTAAGATTAGTTAAATCTTGACTTGTATATCCAGGTAATGGAGTAATTGTTATTACAACTCCAACCAATACTTGAGCAACAGGTGAGAATGAAATAGGAAGAGTAAATCCTGAATTAAAAACATATTCAGTAAGATTACCATAAGTTCCTACACCTGGAGCTTTTTTATCAGCAATCACTGTAGCTATACTTGTTGGGTCACCTCCATCTACAACAACTGCTATAGAATAAGGAGGAATTCCATTAATATCTATAGTACTAGTTGCATTTTCATATAATTCACAAAATGTTACTCCTGGAATATTCAAAATACCTGCAAGAATTGCTTCATAAGTACTAAGAGCAGGAAATGAGGTAGATAGTGCTTGTCTATTTCTTAATGCATAATCAGTTTCAACTGGATTACCTGGAGTTGCATCTGATTGAGATACAGCAGTTTGCCATCCTAATTGAGGATTATTGATTATATTGATAGTTCCAGCAGGTGCTAATATTTGACCCAAAGTTTGACAAGTAGCCAATACATCTACATAATCTGGAGTAACTGGAATTGTAAAATCAGCAAGGTTCCAAAGATTATTATTCAAATCTTGTACAACTCCATTTGTGATATTAGTACCTGCTACTCCAGTACACCTGACAATAGTAGTAGAATTAGTTGGTACTTCTCTTGATATTCCATTAATTTGTACTAATGAAGATAGATAAGTGCCAGTTGAATATATTGGTGAAAATCCATTATAAACTTGGATACAAAGTGAATTACTATCATTTTGAGCAGCAGCAATAACAGAGAATAATTGACCCATTTTAGAGTCATTAGTAATCACTGCATCTGAACCCATTATACCTTGATAAGAAAAAAAGAAAGAATTAAGAATATCTTGAAATACAGGTGCTGTAATACCAGATGAATTAACTTGAGCTGATGTGGATATTGACATTAATTGCCTCCTAGAGTGATATTTAATGGAGCAGTTCCATATTGTGTGTTAATAAGAGCAGAGACATTCAATAATCTGTTAGAAATAAAAGAAGTATAACTTTGTAATGAAGTTACTCCAGCAGTACCTAAAATTCTTGATTTAATTTCTAAGTCATAATTTGTATTTTTACCAAGAATATCTTGAGTCCAAGGAGTTCCATCAGCAGTATTCATGAACCACTCACCAACCCATAGATTAAGTCTTGTATAAACTTGTTGAATAACTACTTCACCTGAATTACTAAAGAAATTTCCAGTCCAATCATGTGTGTTAATATCATCCTGTTGATCTATCATGCTTATTCCTTATATTTTACATGTGAATTCATATATCATGCTTGAGGACCTCCTGAATTACCACTTCCTGGTTGAATCCCTGAGTGAGTATGAGTGCTTAATGGAATTGCATTACCAGTTATTTCACCATTTGCTACTATAGTTCCTGACACTGTTAGATTTCCTGTAATTGCTGTAGTTGGAGCAGTGATTGAAGTATTTCCTGTACTATTTATTTGAACTGCAGAGGATGTATTTATATAAATTCCAGAAGTTGGTGAAATTCCAATTACATCACTTCCAGATGAATTTCTAATTTGAATATCTGTTACAGATATATTAGGAATAACTTCAGGTTGGGAAATACTACAAGGAATAACATAACAATCTGTTAGATCATGCATTCTCTGTTCAAGAGTCTGTCTTGGTTGTACTTTATCATTCAAAATTCCACCAAGTTGCATATAACTTTGAATATCTCTTGAAGAGAAAAATATTATACAAGGAGTATTGACTTGAATAGGAGTTGTTATGGTATATCCACCTGAAGAAAGAAAGATAACTGGTACATCATTCAATACAGGTAGATTAATGAATTTTGAATAATCATCATAGAATAATTTACCCATCACTCCAGGTTGAACTTCTGCTAAATTAGTTCCAGGATTATAGGAGATAATTATTCCTGGCATTGATGTCTGAATTTGTGCAATTCTTGCATTCATTGTTGATTGAAGTACATCTTCATCATCTCCAATCAGTTGTTTAATTTCCATTCTTTATTCCTTACTGTGGCAGCCCAAGTGAAAATTTAAGCTGACCAGGAGTTAGATTTCCTGTAATTGCATAACAAATAATATCTGAATACCACTTCTGACCTCTGTTATCACCATCATGAGAAATAGCAATTACTTTATATATTCCATTTGGTGAAATTGGTGAAGTAGTTAAACTCCATTGAGCTGCTTCTGAATTAGAGAAATTCTGTTGAAGTGCTTGAATAGAAGCATTATTCAGTTCAATTGCACATCCTTGTTTAATTCCTGGATTAAGAAGAGTTTTGACATGAATTCCATCAATGGTTTGAGTAGGTAATCCAATCATACCAGTACTGGCATTAATAACTATTACCTCTTGATTAAAATAACTTCCTCTTTCTACTACATTAATTTTACCATCTTCAAGAAACCAATCACAATTTGCTTGAGCAGATAAAGTTCTAATATGATCTTTCATTTTGCCATAATAAGTTCTACCAAAAGGAAGTTTAGTTTTATCATCAAGTGTTGAGTAATTCACATCAACTCCAATACTTTCTGCCATTGAATATAATCTTGAATTAGGTGTACTTCCTGCAGCAACAGTCATAGAAACAAATCCATCTTTAAAGAAACTATCTCCATCAGTTGCTCTGATAGTAATGAATGAATCAACTCCATTTTCTTTTCCTTGAGTAACTTGTCTAATTTGACCTGTGAATATAGTACTGATATTTCCATTATATCCTGCATTCAGAATAATAACTAATCCTTCATTTAATATCTGTTGAATAGTACTTGGTGCAACATTAAAAATCTTGATATTAATTACCTTAGGAGTGCCAATAATAGCAGCAGAGGTAGTGAATTGAAATTGAAGATTACTTAAATCAATAGTTAAGTTATCACTTTGAATAAGTAATTGACTTTGTCTAATCCATTGTTGAGTCATACTAATTCCATATTATAATCTGAGAAATTGAACCTAAATCAGTATAAGTCATTTCATGAGTTGGGTCAGATGTAGTACTGACTGATAATCCAAATCCAAGATTAAGGTATTGATAAGGACCCAGTAAATCCATTCCTGGTACTAATGCAATTCCTGTTATAATAGGATTTTTATTTGTATCAAGTAAATTTAAACAATATTGAGTACCTCTCCATATAATAGAGAAATTGTAATTAACACCTTTAATTGATGTATTAAAAGTTTGACTGCCTTGAATAGTCTGTAGTTGTTTTATCATAGAATGTTTGTACTTGTAACTGTTGCATTAGGTGGTAATGAATAAGTACTAGGACCTGAAGTACTTTGACTTCCTGTATTAACAGGTGCTGCAGTATTTGGTGCATCTGCTTGTAAATCAGCACTTGTGTAACTAGAGGTATTTACAATAATAATTTCCTGACAGTGTAAATTCAAAAAGACAGAATTTTCAGTTCTTGCTTCAGTATTTTCTTCAATTGACAGAATGACCATATTTTTGTATTGTCTTTTACCAGTTGTAATAGTAAAAGGAATTCTGTTACTTTGAAGAACAAGGAATTGCTCATAAAAATCTGCATTATCTTGAGGAGAATCTGTTAAACCAAGAAATGCTCCTGCAGTCTGAAATGCTCCAAAAGGATTAGAAGAAACTGAATATCCAACTTGAATTTGAACTTCTTGAGGAAGAGCAAACATATGATCAGAAATAAGTACACCCATTTCTGTTGGATGTCTAGTAACTTCATATCTGTCTATATGCTTTTCTGAAATAGCACATCTTGCTTTAATATAGATAGTAGGGGATTTGAACTCTCTGATATTGACAGATTGAAATAATGTAGGTGCTAAGTAATTTGCAGTTTGTTCTAAAATTGATAATGGGTTAATACTTGATAAAGACATTTTTTATTCCTTTAGTTTACAATTCATGAAGTGCCATCTTGATTTTCCATTCACTATTGACTCCTTGTTTGATTATATCTTGAGTTAGCTGAGGTTTTTTCTTTAAGTTTTGCCATAACAATATCAGCTGCAGCTTTGGGATCAGTAACTCCATTAACTGTGATGTTAATATCTCTTGCTTGTTGAGCAAAACCAAGTGCAGCCATTCCTCTTTCATCAGCAGCTATTTGTCTTTGTTCATCAGTTAATCCAGGTCTAACTATTTCCCTAGAATATGCAGCACCTCTATAATATGGGTCATTGGAAGTAGATTGCATTTTTGCCCAATTATTCTTTTCTGAATTTAATCTTTCCCAATTAATAAAAGCAAGTTGTTCAGAAAATGCTTGATTTTGATCAGTCACTGATCTCATACTATGACCAAAAAGATTTTTATATAAACCTTGTCTATCACCATGCCATTGTTCTATACCATAAGCTGAACCATTATCACCTTCAGCAAAAGGGTCTAAATTGCTTGTTTCTTTTGAAAGAGATGCCATAACTGCACTTGCATCATTTTTACTCATTCCCATACCCATCAGAGATTCCATTGCAGTCTTTTCTCTTGCAGAAACACCAAAAGGAGAATTTGATTGACTCATCTTTTTTTGAATAGAAACTAAAGGATTATCATAAACATCTTCATTGAATGCAGTGTAAAGTGTAGCACCTAAATCTGCTCCAGGATGAAAAAAGTTTTCTAATATTTTACCAATTCCATATCCAACTTCAAGCATAAATGCTCTAGCTAACCATATTCCTGCAAGTTTCCACATTGATTCAGTTTTTTCAGCAAATTCTTTAGCAGCTTGTATTTTTGTTAATGTTCCTATATCACCAGGCTTTGCTGCATTATGTTCCATCCATTGTTTCTCAATTACTCCAGCACTTGAATTAGCAGCACTTGAATTTTTGATAGAAGCACCAAAAAATGAAGCAGTTAAAGATAATGTTGAAAGAATTCCCCAATTCTCTTTAAAAAAACTACCTATTGATTCAAATGGATTTACTACTTTTTCAAGAGAAGCAGATATACTATTCAATTCTTTTGAAATTGTAGAATATTTATTTTTCAAGTCATTCATTGCAGGAGTAATTGAATCAGTAATAACTTTAGCAAATTCTTTCATGCCACTTTCAATTTTACTTGCATTTTCATCAAAAGCTTTAATTGCACTTTCAAAAAGACTTAATTCAGTTGCATTAACTTGCTGAAGCATTTCTCCAAAATGAGTTGCACCAACATTCATTGCTTTATCAATATCTACAGAGAATTGAGTCATCTGGTCATGAATACCAGGAGCCATATTATCAATACCTGAGCCATTTGCAACTTTATGTTTTTGATATTGCTTAATTAATTCATCAGGTCTTTCCCATGCTTGATATCCAACATCATAACCCATTCCACCAACTTCCATTGCATTCAAGAATGTTTCTTCCCTCATACCCTGTTTTTTAAGATTAGGAATATTCTTGATGATGTCCATCATAACATCAGTTGTATTTTTACCAGTAAGATTTGTACCAGAGAATTGAGATAGGAATTGATTTGCACCAGATCCAGTCATTCTTCTGAATTTCTCTAAATTATTCAAAGAAGAAGACATTTGATCAACTGATGAACCAACATCTTGTGCTGCTTCAGTAATTGACCTGAAAGAAGAAACTGTAGAATTACCCAAGTTTCTAGACTCTAAGTACATAGAATTAACTGCTTTAGATAGAGTATATGTAATTCCAGCAGTAGCAGTAACTGCACCAATTATTGCCTTAGAAATACCCATAACAATATTACTAGTCTCTTTCAGACCTGAAAGCATATTGTTTTTAGAGGTATCATCTGATTGGTACTTAATTTTTACAAGATATTCTTCAAGCAGTTGTGTCATTGTTATTCCTTATTTTTCATACTGGAGGTTGTTATTGTAGGTAAAAACATCAATCATATCATTACATCTTTGAACATCCAAAAGAGTTAAACTACCATCAAGTAATTCAGAGTATTTATAAAAACCATGAGAAATTGGTCTCATTATGTAGAAGTAATCACTATCAGCATATTCTTTTGTCCCAGCACCTATGGAATATTTTATTCCTTTAGGTCTGGGCTCTGTACTAAAGGGTTTAGTATTGCTCCTATTGAAGAGAAGAATAAACCTTGTAATTCAGTAAAATCAACAGGAAATAAGAATTGTCTTCCTGCTTTTACATAAATTGGGGTCCAAATATCAACATTTTTAATTTTGATATAAGGGAAAATTTTGTCATACATTCCTTGAATATCTTCTTCAGGAATTCCTGCCCAAACTTCACTTTCATTATTTCCATTTTCATCATATCTTAATTTCTGAAGATGAGGTTTAATCTTTCTATGAACATAATCTGCTTCAAAGACATTTATGCCATGAAATGAGTATTGTTTGCCATTTACAGTAAATTCAGTCATTGTTATTCTCCTTTTGTATGATAATATCTATTTATAAGAAGTGAAAATTGTTAAGGAATTAACAAAAATAACTGTTTACTTTTTTAGAGAAGTGTATATAATGAACTCATACCTTAAAAACTGCTGAGATACTGAAATGAAAAATATCACTAATGAAGAAATACAAGATTTGTCTTTTGAAGAATTTCAAGAATTGAAAAATTATGAAGAATATTTTGCATTTAGATTAAAATGTGAAGAAAAGAAAGTAAAAGATAAAGGGAATTATTTATCAACATCTGAAACAATATTAACTTTGCTTGCTGTTGCTATTATCTTAATTTTTTGTGCATGGATGAATGTTTCAAATTATGATTTTACTGAATTACAAGGTTTATTGAAACAATTTCTTCTTGGTGTAGTTACTTTTGCATTTTGGAAATGGATTTGGAATATTATATTTTCATAAATTCACCACACATAAAAAAGGGAGCATTTAGCTCCCTTTTTCTATTCTATTTCAGGATTAACTCAATCCTGCACCAAGTACAACTTCTGCTTTACCTGCAGTGAAAGTCCACTCCATTATCTGTGCTTCTTGTGCAAAAGTAACAGTAGGTAATTTCTTAAAAATTACACCTGAAGCAATAATACTATCACCCAAAGTTGAGTTGATTGTGATAATATTTTGACCAGATAATATAGATGAAGTTTTCTGTAAGTTATAAGCAACAGAAAGTAACTCATTCAAAAGAGAATTTTTTAGAAGTTTAATTGAAATTTCAGCACCTTTTTGAGCAATCAATGAATGAATATAACTTCCATCAGCTCCCCAAATAGTTGTTGCATTTTCCATATGCATTGTTATTGAAATACCTTCTGCAGCAACTCCACCTGTTAAAGGGAATGCACCAGTAGGTCCTGAGAATGTTACAAGAGTATCTATAAAAGAATACACATCAGTATTTGCCATGATTTTCTCCTTATCTGTTCAAGTTTACAATAACATCTACTGCCTGGATTGCTCCAGAAAGTTTAGCTGCTACTTGAAATGTTACTGAAACTCTAGTTGCTCTGGTTGAATCAGATTGACTAGAAACTGGAGGTTGATATACATAGTATCCTTTAGGTAAATAATCACCCTGTGATAAGGTACCAAACCCTGTTTGTGTCCAGGTACCAGGTGCTAAGAAACTATTATCTACACCTTGATCAAGTACTTGAACAATGCTTGAGTAAAGAATATGATTACCTGGATCAGTTTGTGGAATTTTAGTTGGTGAAGTATACAAGGTATTATAAACATTATTTTGAATAGTGATTGCTAACCAATCAGCACCATAAATTGTATCTGTATAATCACCAGAGGATTGTACACCAGTTTGAATAATTGCTGTGTTATTATCATACTCTACAAAGACATTAGCATTATTTGCCACCAATGCTGAGTATTGAGTTTCTGTAAGATTTTCAGGAATTATTCCAGCTTCTTGTTTAAATGCAAGAGTGATTGTTGAGTTATTTGCAGTCCAATCAACTATTAATGCTTTTGCTTGATAAGCAACTGCAGCATATAATGAATTGCTTGAGTATTGAACTGAAGTTTTTGTATAACCAAGTTGTTTCAATTGATAAGCAATATTGCTTGTATCTGTACTTGTTATAATACCTGCTTCTTGTGAATTAACAGCATAAGCATGTTTAGTATTAGTACCTTCAATAAATGCAGCAACTGCAAGATGATCTGAATCAGTACCTGCAATTATAAATGCAGAATACCATTTTTGACCAAATAATGAATCAAATAAAGCAACACAGCTTACAGCACTTTCACTGGTTGATAAGAAAGGAATTTGATATGCACCTGAAGAAGTACTTTTCATTCCTAATAGACCAGAAATATCAACACCTGAACCTAATGCTGTTAAGAAAGCTATATTGCTTTGAATACCAGCATTAAAGGTAAATTGAGAGTAAACTGAATTCCAAGTGAATATAGCAGTACTTAATCCAGCAGCAATTAAAGCAGCTTGAATTATACTTGCAACACCATTTAGATTAGTAACAGTACTGAAATTCAATCCACTGATATCATAAACTGTACTACCAACTGTTGCTACAAAAGAACCAGTTGTAATTGCTTGCCATGCAGAAACATTACTTGATATTGTGCTTCCTTTTAGTGCACCAAAAGTACCTGATGGATAAGCAGCAGGAGATACCCATTGACCAATTAGAAGTAATCCTGGTTGTGGAGTTTGATTAAACCATTCTACAGCAGCAAGATATTCAGGTACTGATGTACCAAAATCTGCTGCTACAGCAGTTAGAGTTGAGTAACTTCTTACTCTTTGAACTGTATCAATTATTCCTGATGAACCAAGAATCAGTAAATTACTCAAAGACTGTGCTTGGGCAGATACTGGTCCTAAATTTACCTGAACTTTTACTACAGAACTTACTGGAAGACCTGTCATATTATTTTCCTTTTGTTAGGTGTTAAAGTAGTATTTATAATTCTTTTCTGGAATTATGTGTTTGTTAAGTACTTATTGGGATGAATACTTCACCTTTCTCAGTATCTAAATAAATTCCAGCAGCTCCAGAAGTAAGAGTTTCAATAGGATATTCTCTTTCAATTACTCTTCTTGATCTGATTATCTGATCAATTCTTCTAACCCATTGTCCATTCAATTGAAATGATAAATTCCTTGGTTCAGAAAGAGATATTATTGCAAATCCATTCTGTGTAAGTATATCTCTATTTTGGGTAATACTACATCCATCTCTGAATATACCTTGAGTACTTCCTGAAGCAGGTCCATAGAATGAAATTAGGACTTCTAATACTTGATTTCTGATTATTGAATAAGTATCTGGAGTTATTTTAGTACTTGGGACATAATCATCAGTTTTCTTAAGAATTCCAAATGAAATCCATATTGAACTAATATCAGGTTGATTAGGTGGAAATTGTTGCCAATCAGGTCTAATTAGAGTATTATCAACATTAGTAATTCCTTGAATGAAGTCATGAAGGAAATCTTCTAAATCATCATCTTCAAGAATAGAATTTAAAGGTCCAAGATAACCATTGAAAGTTGAATTAATTACTTGTGTCATTTTTTGTTCACTCTACTTTGACTGAATTCAATCATTGCTCCTATTGATCTAGTAAATCCATTCTGTGGATAATCATCCTGACCAAGTATTTTGTAGTAATCACCTCTCCAGACTATTTCATCACTGTCTGTAAAAACAGTATCTGGATTAACATTCACTATACCTGTAAAGCATTTAACTTTAGAATAGGTTGTAGAATCTACATATCTTTTTACTTCACTATCAGAAGGAGTTGTTACTACACATCTGATATTGCTTTTTCTGATAGTATACTGAGCTCTGCCATGATTGTCTATTGTTTCAAAGAAAATTAATCTTTGAACTTCTTCTGTAAATCCATCATCACATTCACCATCAAAAATATCTTGCATGTTAAACATCAGATCACCTTATAATCTATGTGATTAAGAATAGATGAAGAAACATTTTTATCAATTCCTTCTTGAACTATAGAATCAACTTCATTTTCACCTACATTACTTAAGACATTCTGAATAGTATTTCTATTTAGAAGAATATCTAAAGCACCTTTTTTCATTATAGACACTGTGCTATTCTTTGCTTTATCAATTCCTTCAAAGAAGAATGGATTAGGAGGAATATTCAATAATCCTTCACCATATTCTGTTAGATATGCTTCTTGAGCATAATGAGAATTTGTTATCCCAATTATGACTTCTTTTGAAACAAGATTTTGTAAACCTTGTTTCAATTCTCTGGTATTATCAACAGTTTTTTTAATTTCCATTTAGAATTGTATTTGCATAGGTCCAGCACCAAATAATTGAAGTAAATTCCAGAATTGAATTCCATAAGCACTTGAGTTATAAAAAGCAGCACCTTCAAAAGTAACTGAAGTTGTATTATAATGTCCTACAACACCATCAACAGTTTTAGCATCTAATATTTTAGGTACTTGACCATTTTTAGTACCAAGGAATAGATAATGAGCTGTTAATAACCCAATTCCTAAATTATAATTCCCACCAAATCTTTCTGAATTAACAAAACCTGCTGAGTTATTCAACCAAGCAGTTACAGTTGCTTCAGGATATTTGTCTATATTACTAAATTCTGGAAACATCAAGATGAAATCAGAATAATTCATTATTTTACCTTAGCTTTTGAAACTTTAACTTCTTCTGCTTCTTCTGCTACTTGAGTAGAATGAATTATAGAAGCAGGAATAACAATCACATGTTGATGAGTCCAATTATAAACTAAATCAGATTTTGGCATTTGTGTTAAACCAGGTACATAACTTGCAGTGGTTCCATTAGTTCTCTGAAGAGTAAATGGATTTATTACTTGAACTTGAACTGTCATATTATCTCCTAATTACAATGTTTTGAATTTTGGTGCTGAAATAAATTTCCTGAACCATCATAATTTTTTGCTCTATATTTAGTGGTACAACCAAAATATTTCAATTTTGTGATAGAATGTCTTTTAATATATAACCAAGTTGGTTTAATTTCATTTTCATTTTACTATATAGACCTCCATTTTAATAAAGGTCTATAATATAAAGGTCAGATGAAGTAAATCTTATACTGTCTAAACATTTGTTAAGTATAAAATTCTGTTAGGCATAACAATTTCTAATTGACCAATTTTTGAGTAATAAGTAGTCAATTGTAAAGTACCTCTATATTCAATTGGAGTATGTGCCAAAGGAGTTAAAGGAAATCTTAATGTTTCATATGCAGGATCATAAAGTACTGCTCTTCCAGCTCCAATACTGTTATTAGAAGTTTCTAAATATTTTCTTGGTTGAATATCAAGTGCTTTACCAGTTCTTGCAATACAGAAAGAATTTTTTGAAATATAATCTAAAATTGACTGGAAAGCAACACCACCAATAATTAATGGTTCAAGTAAAGTGCTGAAGATAGTTGGTGAAATAAGCAATTTAGAACCAACTTTTGCAGTACCAGTTGAGTTGTAAAAGTTAATTTCCATTGCTCTTACATCAGCTAAGATTTGAGCAGGAGTTGCAGTTAACCAGCTGCCAATAGGAGTATATCCATTGG